ATCCAATATTACTAGACGGACTACTAATATAGTGTCCATAGTTGTTAGTATCAGATATAAACATTAGGGATCTATTCTTTCTTGTACTAATTTACAAATTATATCAAATTTTTCTTTAGCATCTTTGACAGCCGGATATTCACTTATAAGTTTTTCTAATTTGCGCTCGTATATCATTTTCTTTTTAGCCCATTCAATAACATCTACCAATTCATCATCATTACGTAATTCGATTTCAGGATTGATGCGATACCAATTACCACTATTATTATCACACACTTCAAATTCTTTAGTATTACCGTTCCAACGAACTTGTCCGCTTTGTGCTGGTAGTAGATAACCTCTATCTATTTGCCAGACTATTGGATGCACGTGTGATGTAATTTTAATCACTTACTTAAGCCGGGCAGAATATAACGATATACAGCGATGCCACTGTCTACTGTAATTTCACTTGCCCCTGCATCACTTATTTTCACAGATTTAATGCCGGCAAGATCCATAATAGATAAGAAAACCTTTACTGGCCACTTCCAACCACGATGTAGTGTACCACCGACATCATGTTGAAATACAAAATTGCCACTATGTGTACTATGATCGCCAAAATAAACTTTCAAATCCTTACCCTCAGTTTTCATAACAAAATGCTGTTCTTCATTATTGGCTAAACTCTGCTTTTTTAATCGTTGAATACCAGCAATAGTAGGTTCAAATTCGATATCCCACTTGGGAGTTTTAAACTTAACATTCTGTACTTTTTCTTCAACTATTGCCTTACTCATCAAACGATAATCGTTGACGAAATCACCAGCCTTAGTTTCAAAATGTATTGACGCAGGAGCGACTGCACCCTCTCTTTTAACAGAATCTACAGTAATCTTAGCATGTTCATCATAATCATCAAAGCCAAGAATAGTTTGTAGTTTGCCTAAATTAGGCATACCAAAAGTACCAATAAATTCTGCTACTGGTTGATGCATTACTCCTTCTACTACTACAGTACGATCTTCTGATAATGCTGAAATTTTTGTATCTGTATCTGTGCCTATGACTTTAATAAGGTCTATAACACCCAGTCCATGTGTATATTTGATTAAATCTTGTAAATTGTCTTTCATGTTTGCCTCTTGTAATATTTAGGAAAGCCTATAGTGTATAATATTGGATTTTTTTACGCTAGTCAAGTTTTTATTAACCAAATGTAAATAAATCATCAAAAGTACTATTAGTATCTGTGTTTGATTTAAGATCCCATTTTAGCACTCCCAATAGATTTTCTACTTTCTTATCAACTAATGTTGCTTCCATAGCACTATCATCAAATGGAAGTTCAGTAAACCATCTAGGAAGTCTAAGTTCATCTACAGGATATGCAACACTAGTAAATTTTAATGGATTTGGTTTTAATTTGCATACAATAACTTTCATGCCATCAACCATCTTCATACTATAATTGTCAGAATTTACTCGACGTAAATAGTTCCAATTCAATGCAGCACGAACATGTCCAGGCATATTTGCTTTGCCAGTTTTACTATTTGCTTCAAGGTCTCCATACATAGTTAAATTATTAACTGATTTAGGACTGCCCTTAGTCCAACTATCTTGGTCGCCCAATTGTATTTTAAATTGTTTGATACGCTCAATAACATCTTCTCTCGTTTTACCATGTAATACCATTTCTAGCACTTCAAATAAAAAGTCTTGTACATAGCGTGGAGTATCAGCACGTTTCAAGTCAAGACCCATTGCCTTAATCTTACCTAATTTTCCATCATTATCTAATCGCTTACCTTCTTTATCAAAAATATTTACAGCATAACGCTTCTTGGTTATGAACAGTGTGCGATCACCGATTAATTCACGACCAGCATTAATTACACACATCTTGCGTGGAACATGAAACGCACGTTCACAAAAACTAGGGAAGGTTTCATTTGCTTGCTCACTAATATTATCATAGAGTTGCACACAGAGTTCTTTACTCCAAGTCATTTCGCCACGAACTACTTGTTCTTGTAGTAAGGGCCAAGCACTAAAATAACAACTATCAGTATCACCATATACAATAGCATCGCCATAATAATCATATTTGCCAGTAATAACTTCATTGATTTGCGCACTCATATGCTTGACAATCTGACGACCACTAAGTGTGACACTTTGTCCTATACGCTTATCATAGAAACGGCAATGCTCGTTCAATAGTGCGCCATAAGCACTATTCAGTAAAATCTTACGCACTAACTGACGCTTATCCCAATATTCTACGTCAGCCTTTGTAGCACTTTCTTTAAGTTTCTTTTGCATCACTTTACGATCACTATACCATCGTGATAATAAACCAGGAATCACACCTTCACTGTCACTACGAAAGATCGTACCATTAGCACTTAAAATATATGGCTTATTGCTATCAAAGATTAATTTCCAGACTTCGGCAGCACTCATTTCAATACTTTCGCCACTCTCAAAATCAATAGTAAGCATAGTACCACGTTCTTGATTCATTATGGCTTCATATTCAAGTGTACCAAACATACCTTCCCACAATAACGAACTCATTTCTACTTCATCATCTTCGTTATATCGTGCCTTTTCACTAGCAAGTTTCCGAGCCTTTTCCTTTAAATGTTGTTCGGTTAATGACTGTCGCACTTGTCCAACGATTGTTTCAGGAGCCATATTAAGTGTGCGGATAGCACTGGGATATAGACTGTTGATATCAACTGCTCCTACCCATTCATGTATACCTTTCTTTGGTATAGCGACATATGCGCCAGCGGCAGTAATATCACCATCGCTTATATTTTTCTTTTTGTCAGGAACCATGAGACCTCGCTCATGCGCTTCATTCATAACAGCCATTTCAATCATAGCAACCGAACCCATTACAGTTGGCAGTAATACAGTATTTTCATGTGCTAGTGCATTGGCAAGATCAAGAAACTTTAATTTGTTGTGTATCTTTACAAGCAACATTGTGTCTTGACGATTATATTCAAGAAATTTTTTGAAATCTTTATTATAGAGTTGGTCAAGTGTACTTTCATACTGTGTTTTACGTTCGCCAACTTCCATTTCTCCAATTGCATCAAGACTATAACTGTGGCGGCTTTCATAGTTGTACTTTTTATACAACTGTAGATAGTCCATATGAACACGACCAACAAGATCATAAGTAGTTTCGGTTTTACCATAGCGTTCATACTCGCGTGGTTTAGGCGTCTGGCCCAGCAAACAAAATTTGCGTGTATCGTCTTTACTCATAACTCTAGTGACACGATTGACCATATAAGGTATATCGTATCCTTCTGAGTTCCAGCCAGTAAGAATATCTGCGTCTTTGATTAGTTCAAAGAATGTCTCAAACATTTCTACTTCATTACGAAATAGTATTGTGTTTGACAAATCTTTAGCGAAATCTTGAGCCGTCTCGTCACTCATGTGCTTAGGATGAACTGCTAAGGTCACAAGTGTGTCTTGCCAATCTAAGTACATTGAGATAGCCGTAACTGCATTGAACGGGTCACTAGTGGGGCTAAAACCCTTCTCCGGGTCAAAGTCTACCTCAATGTCAAAGAATACTGTATGGAGTTTTGGAGGCTCACTACCCAAGTAGTTTTCACTAAGGCATCTGAATATCGGGTTTATATCAGATTCATAAAGTTTCTTATTGCTATGTATTCGTTTTTCCTTTTCAAATTCACTGCGTTTACGTGTACTGAAACGCGATAATGCATTTCCATAGATACTGCGGTACTTACCTTTGGGATCGGTATAATAGAAAGTATAGTTGGCAGGAAATTCATTGTATGTGCGCTTGCCGTCAGGCTGTCGCTCTACAACAAATATCCTATCCTTATCTTTATCGTGAATTGCGTCAACGTAACTCATTATAGAGTTTTACCAACAGTCTCCAAAATAGTGTTCAGTTCTTCGTTTTCTTTGTTAGTCTCACCTAAACGTGACTTATGTGCTACTCTAATTGCCTTCTTAAGGATACTGGGCTTGATTTCAAGTTCTTCTGCTATAGCCTTGATAGTATCTGTTAATCCTTCTTGTAATGTTTCAATTTCGTGAGTTACAGCAAGACCTTCATTAATCAGTTGCGTAAGTTTAAGTTTTGCTTCGTTATTAAATGTGCGTGACATAAAATCTCCTATGTGAATTAGTTATTATACGTATTATTGTAAAAAAGTCAAACACTTTGTGTAGAGAAATTTGCTGATTGGGTATATGCCCAATAAATAAATTACTTAAGGCACATATAGGCTCAACAATGGACACACGATATAAAGAGTTGGAAACACTCATTAGTAAATTTGTACGCACACTACCTGATAACATAGAATACGAAAAAAGGCTTGAAGAAGAACTAGAACTCATAGCCAAATTAGGTTTCGCCAAACACTTTCTACGTGTAGTAGAAATATTAAATCTTACCAAAGACATACCACATATGACACGCGGTAGCGCGGGTAGTAGTTTATTATGTTGGTTGCTAGGCATAGCAGATGTAGATCCTATCAAGGAAAACATACCATTGTCAAGATTTATGAATCCAAAGCGTGATGATCTACCCGATATTGATCTAGACTTTCCGCATTATCAGCAAGAGACGGTCATGAACCGTATATACAAAAACTGGCCAGGTCAGAGTGCTAGAGTTAGTAACTATGTGACATACAAAGAAAAAAGTGCTGTGCGTGAAGCAGCGAAACGATTTGGCGCTAAGGGCAGATTGCCGCGCAATGTTGATTTAGAAAAAGTAGTACCAGAGTTTGTTGATGATGCTAAAAAATTAGTAAACAAATTATTAGGTAAGAAAAGATGTATCAGTAAACACTGCGGTGGTGTATTGATATTTGATAGACCAGTACCTAAAAGTTTAATCAATGGCACAAATCAAATATTACTAGACAAATATGAGATAGAAGATTTAGAACACTTCAAGATTGACATACTTGCTAACCGTGGATTAAGTCAGTTATTTGAGATAGAACCTAACAT